ATGGAAGTGCTCCGCTGACTGCGATGTCTGCCCATACCACAAAAACAACGAATTTCTCTCATTGGATAACATCTTCAAAACCGAGGACGACTTCCCAAGCTCCCTTCTTGAAATCCTTGCTGACGAGACTGATATCGCTGACGAGTTTGAGCAAAAAGAGCTCAAGGAAGCCATCCATCTTGCACTGCAGGATTTATCTCCCCGTGACCAAAAGATAGCTGAGTTATTTATGAAAGGTTTAAGCGAAAGAGCCATCGCTGCTGAAGTCGGCTGTTCCCAAAAGACTGTGAACCTTAGAAAATCGGCCATTTTCAAAATTCTGCTGAAGAAACTGGAGGGCTGGTTCTAGTCCCTTAAAAAGATTTTTCAAATTCGATTACTCAAAACGGATCCTCCTGTCCAAGGGGAAGGTGAAGGGAGAAAACAATACGAGCCCTTCGGATAGGAGGAAAGCCAATGAGACGAATACGGAACCCGGACGACAAGCAGCTGATCGGCTTATTAGTCGTTATCAGCATCATGTCAAAGAGATTAGCGCAAGAACTCGCAAATAAGAGAAGGGAGGCCAACTATGGACAATATGCAAGTTTATAAGCACGAACAGTTCGGAGAGATCCGAACACTGACAAAAGACGGCGAGATCTGGTTTGTAGCAACAGATGTCTGTAATGCACTGGACTTGACAAATCCAACAATGGCAGTAGCCAGACTCGATGAAGACGAACGGTCTAAGTTCAACTTAGGTCGTCAAGGAATGACAAACTGTGTCAACGAGTACGGATTATATAACCTCATCCTCGCAAGCCGCAAAAAGGAAGCAAAAGTCTTCAAACGCTGGATTACCCATGAAGTGCTGCCGGACATTCGTCGTCACGGAGCCTACATGACACCTGCCAAGTTGGAGGAAGTGCTCCTTAATCCGAACACCATCATTCAGCTGGCAACAGAGCTGAAAAAAGCACAGGAGGAACGGGATGCTCTTTCCATCCGAAATTCAGAACTCACTGTGCAAAACACCGTCATGCAGCCTAAAGCGGATTATTTTGATGAGTTGGTCGACCGAAACCTGCTCTCCAACTTCCGCAATACGGCAAAAGCCCTCGGTGTGAAGCAAAAAGAATTCATCAACTATCTCTTAGACCACGGATATATCTACAGGGATGCAAAGGGCACGCTCTTTCCCTATGCCGAGAAAAACGACGGCCTCTTTGAAATCAAGGAGTGCTACAACGAGAAAACCGGTTGGAAAGGCTATCAGACGCTGATTACGCCAAAGGGCCGTGAGACCTTTCGCCTCCTGCTTGAAGGAGGTCTGTCATGAGCAGAATTAAGTTATTAAAAGATGTCGTGGACGATATCAGGGCTTTATCGGAAAGTCTCGGTACGCTGGCGGATGCTTTGGAAACAAGCGAACCGAAAGTTCCTAAACAGGAAGAAACAAAGCCTGCACTTACGCTTTCCGATGTGCGTGCCGTACTGGCAAAGAAATCACAGGCAGGTTTTACAAAAGAGATCAAAGTGCTCATCCATAAGTACGGAGCGGAAAAACTCTCGGCTGTAGACCCCAAACATTACGAAGCCTTGTTAAAAGAAGTGGAGGAACTAGAAGAATGACAGCACATGCCATTTTATCCGCTTCCTCCTCTAACAGGTGGCTTCATTGCCCGCCATCGGCAAGGCTGAACGAAAAAGTGCCGGATGAAAGCTCCGCCTACGCTTTGGAAGGTTCGGAAGCCCATGCCCTGTGCGAGTACAAGCTGAAGACCGCCTTGGGGAAAAAAGCAAAAGACCCGACCGCATGCCTTGCCATGTACTCAAAGGAAATGGAAGATGCCGCAAGCTGCTATATCGACCACATCCTGGAGTGCCTTGAGGGCATCAAAAAAACGACAGCCGACCCGATTGTCCTTATCGAGCAGAGACTTGATTTCTCCGACATCGTACCGGAGGGCTTCGGCACAGCGGACTGCGTCATCCTGGCCGATGAAACACTTTATCTATGGGACTTCAAATACGGCACGGGTGTGCTGGTGGAAGCTGAGCGAAATCCGCAGCTTATGCTCTACGGCCTTGCGGCAAGCCTTCTATTTGACGGCATCTACGATTTTGATGAGGTCAAAATGACTATCTTTCAGCCAAGGCGAGACAACATCTCAAGCTTCACTTTGCCCAAAGAGGAACTCTACCGCTGGGCGGAAGAAACCGTAAAGCCCATCGCCGCTCTCGCTTTTGAGGGCAAGGGCGACTTCTCTGCCGGAAGCTGGTGCCAGTTCTGCAAGGTGAAAGCAACCTGCGCAGAACGAGCAAGAGTCAATCTCGAACTTGCCAAGTATGAATTCTCCCGTCCGCCGCTTCTGACCGATGAGGAAATTGAATCCATCTTAGAGAAACTGGACGAACTTGCCGCATGGGCAAAGGACATCAAGGACTACGCCTTAAATGCCGCCATATCCGGCAAGAAGTGGGCGGGCTTCAAACTCGTCGAAGGCAGGTCAAACCGCAAATACACCGATGAGACAAAGGTCGCCGAGACTGTCAAACAAGCGGGCTTTGACCCTTATGAAAAGAAAATCTTAGGCATTACCGCCATGACACAGCTCCTCGGCAGGAAACAGTTCAACGCGCTCTTGGGAGATCTCGTGATCAAGCCTGAAGGCAAACCGACGCTTGTACCGGAAAGCGATAAAAGACCGGAAATGACAAACATATTTGATGATTTTAAGGAGGAAAATATCCATGACTAAGAATCCGATGAAAGTAATTACAGGAAAAGACACACGCTGGAGCTATGCCAATGTATGGGAGCCGAAAAGCATCAACGGCGGCGTGCCCAAGTATTCGGTGTCCCTCATTATCCCTAAGAGCGACACAAAGACAATTGAAGCAATCAAGAAAGCAATTCAAGCCGCCTACAAGGAAGGTGAAGCCAAGCTGAAAGGCAACAGCCGGTCTGTTCCGCCGCTTGAAGCAATCAAGACACCGCTTCGTGACGGCGACCTTGAGCGTCCGGATGATGAAGCCTATAAGAACAGCTACTTTGTCAACGCCAACTCAACCACTCCGCCGGGCATTGTTGATGCCAGTGTACAACCCATCCTCACCCGCTCGGAAGTCTATAGCGGAGTCTACGGCAGAGCGTCGATTAACTTCTACGCTTTCAATTCCAACGGCAATCGCGGCATTGCCTGCGGGCTGAACAACCTGCAGAAGATTCGTGACGGAGAACCACTCGGCAGCCGTGCTACAGCAGAGTCCGACTTTGCCGATTTTGCCGAAGATGATGATTTCTTAAGCTAGGAGGTGACGTTCTATGATGGACCTGTTTTGGACCTATTTTCATCATATTTTCGCAGCGGTGTGTGCATTTCTCTGCACACTGGGACTGATCTCCCTGCCCGCATCCATCGTCATTAAGATTTCTGAGTGTTTGGAGAAACGCAAGAAGAAAGTCGAAAAGGCGGAAGAATAACCGGAACGGGCGGCAGAGCAATCTGTCGCCCAAGCTTTATTGGAGGAAATAAATGAAAACACTGACCCTTGACATTGAAACCTATTCCTCCGCCGATTTAAGAAAGACCGGTGTCTACCGCTATGTGGAGGAGCCGGACTTTGACATTCTGCTCCTCTCATACTCCATTGACGGCGGAGAGATAAAAACAATCGACCTTGCACAAGGTGAAGCCATGCCGGAAGAACTGATTAAAACTTTTCTCTCGGACGATGTCATCAAGTGGGCTTTCAATGCCCAGTTTGAACGCATCTGCATCTCGGAGTGGCTGCAGCGAAACGGATACGCTATAGAAAAGCCCGTTCCGTTCGGCCATGAAAGAGAATTCTTGCGCTACCTAGACCCGGAGTCCTGGCGATGCGATATGGTCTGGTCTGCCTATCTGGGACTTCCCTTGTCGCTGGAGCAGGCCGGCCTGGTCTTAGGCCTTGATAAACAAAAACTAAGGGAAGGAAAAGACCTCATCCGCTTTTTCTCTGTTCCCTGCAAACCGACAAAAGCCAACGGCGGCAGGATTAGAAACCTACCAAGCCATGATCCGGAAAAGTGGGAACTGTATAAATCCTACAACAAGCGAGATGTGGAAACGGAGCTTCTCATCCATGATAAGCTCTCCCGCTTCCCTATGCTGGAGACGGAATGGGAGCTGTATCACAGAGACCAGCAAATCAACGACCTCGGGATTTTAATCGACGGAGAACTTGCTCAAAATGCCATCCGGATGAATGAAGCCGTGCGTGAGGAAGGCATGGACAAATTAAAAGCAATCACCGGACTTGAAAATCCCAATTCCGTCCTGCAGCTGAAAGAGTGGCTGGCATCAAAAGGCATTGTGACGGAGACCCTTGATAAAAAAGCTGTGAAAGAACTTTTGAAAACTGCTTCAGGCGATGTCAAAGAGGTTCTCGAAACCAGGCAGGAGCTTGCCAAATCAAGCGTCAAGAAATATGAAGCGATGAGAGACTGTGTCTGCAAAGACGGCCGTGCCAGAGGTCTCCTGCAATTCTACGGAGCCAATCGCACCGGCCGCTTTTCCGGCCGTCTGATTCAGGTGCAAAACCTACCGAGAAATAAGATGGAGGATTTGGAGCTGGCACGAAGCCTTGTCAAAAAAGATGACCTTGAAACCCTGGAGTTGCTCTTTGACTCCATTCCGCAAGTATTATCGGAGCTTATCCGCACAGCCTTTATTCCGAAAGAGGGACGCACCTTCCTTGTCGCCGACTATTCTGCAATTGAAGCGAGAGTTCTCGCCTGGCTGGCCGATGAAAGATGGCGTATAGAGCTTTTCTCGAAAGGCGGAGATATCTACTGCCAGTCCGCTTCCGAGATGTTCGGTGTACCTGTTGAAAAGCACGGCATCAACGCCCATCTCAGGCAGAAAGGGAAAATCGCAGAACTTGCCTGCGGCTACGGCGGCTCGGTCGGAGCTTTGAAGGCGATGGGAGCCATCGAGATGGGGCTTTCTGAAGATGAGCTGCCGGGCTTAGTGGACGCTTGGCGTGCAACAAACCCCCGTATCGTTATGCTCTGGCAGGAAGTCGACCGAGCGAGCCTGGCAGCTGTTAGGGAGCGGACAGAAAGAAAAGTTAAAAACATCCGTTTCCGCTGTCAAGCCGGCATCCTCATCATCACCCTTCCATCCGGACGGGAGCTTTTCTACATGAAACCCCGCATCGAAGAAAACCGCTTCGGAGGAAGTTCCATCACCTATGAAGGCGTCGGAACGGGAAAACGCTGGGAGCGAATCGAGACTTACGGTGCAAAGCTTGTCGAGAACATCGTGCAGGCCATCTCCCGCGACATCCTATGCGGTGCCCTCATGACTTTCAAGCATTCCGACATCGTCATGCATGTCCATGACGAGATTGTCATCGAAGCAGATCCCCATATGTCTGTCAAAGCTGTCTGCGAACAGATGAGCCGGACTCCTAAATGGGTTAAAGGCTTGAAGCTTGATGCGGACGGATTCACCTGTCCTTTCTACCAGAAAGATTAATTACTCAAAACCACCCGTTCTGTCCAAGGGGAAAGTGAAGGGAGTTCTCCCTATCACAAAGAAACCGGAGGACGGATTATGTTTTATACCAAGCTGACGCTTCAAGATAACGGCGAGCTGATTACCTATCTCACCGACGACAACATCTACGGGAATTGCCCGGTCTGCGGAAAAGAAATCCCCATCGACTTGGCCGAAGTCTTGAGCGAAGAAGACAGCACACTCTGCAACACGGATGTCTATTGCGAAGACTGTGCTAAGAAATGGCTAAAAAAGAAATACGAGAACGGAGGTCTAAGATGAATGACCTCCAAAGAAAAGCCATCAAGAAACTAAGGGATAAAGGTGCAGGCTACAAGGCGATAGCCCAGAAACTCGATCTTTCCGTCAACACCGTGAAGTCCTATTGCAGACGAAACGGTCTGACGGGAAATCGATCCGGCACAGCCGCACTTGAAGAAATCTTATTCTGCAAAGAATGCGGAAAGAAGCTCACGCAAACCGACGGAGCAAAGAAGAAAACCTTCTGTTCGGATGTGTGCAGGCTTTCCTGGTGGAAGGATCACCCGGAGGAAATCAAGAGAAAAGCGAACTACGAGCTGACCTGCAACCACTGCCAAAAGACCTTTATTTCCTACGGCAACAAAAAGAGAAAATACTGCTCCCATGAATGCTACATCGCCCATCGCTTTGGAGGTGGTGCTTCATGACCGCAGAGCAATTTGAAAGAGAAGCAAGATATCAGGAAGCCTTATTGCTGGTAGAAAACCTGTTTGAAAACGGGCTTCTTACAGCCGAAGAAAGCCGCAATCTCGCACAATATTTTGAAGAAGAATATCAGCCCTTAATCGGCCATTTATTACTTGCTATTTATCCTCTTTAGAGTGATGTATATGAGTGGAGGTGATAGTTCATGACGAAAATAATACAAAAAGTGAACGCCGTGAAGATTGAGCCGCCGAGGAAAAAACGTGTGGCCGCTTATGCACGGATATCGATCGAAAAAGGCAGAACGCCGCATTCGCTCTCCGCTCAGATCAGTTATTACAGCAAACTCATTCAGGAAAATGCCGATTGGGAATATGCCGGGGTTTATGCCGACAAGGCGGTCTCCGGAATAACGACTGATCGTCCGGAGTTTCAAAGAATGCTGCAGGATGCACGAGACGGGAAAATAGATATTATCCTGACAAAGTCCATTTCACGCTTTGCCAGAAACACCGTTGATCTCTTGGAGACAATTAGAGAGCTGAAAGCTTTAGGAATTGAAGTTAGGTTTGAGAAGGAAAAAATCAACTCCCTCTCCGAAGACGGAGAACTCATGCTGACGCTTCTTGCTTCCTTTGCCCAGGAAGAAAGCCGCTCCATTTCCGAGAACGTGAAATGGGGCATCCGCAAGAACTTTCAAAAAGGCATCGGAAACTCCTTTCACATCTATGGCTACCGCTGGACAGGAAAAGAATTTGTCATTGTCGAGGAAGAAGCAAAAATCGTAAGGCTCATTTATGAGAATTACCTAAACGGCATCTCGGCGGAAAAGACTGAAAAACAGCTCGAAGAAATGGGAGTGAAATCTTATACGGGAGGACACTTCAGCAACAGCAGCATCCGGCAGATTCTACAGCAGGAGCGTTATACAGGAAACACCCTGTTTCAGAAAACCTACATTGATACCTTCGGCT